TATACTGCGGGGGGCAAGTCGTTGACCGTGACATCTACATTTCCAAAGACCTCTGGCACTACTGCTATTGTGGACTTTGATAACATTTCATGGACTGACGCAAGCTTTACAGCAAGGGGGGCGTTGATCTATAACTCAAGTGCTTCTAATAAAGCCGTTGCTGTGTTAGACTTTGGAAGCGACAGGGTTGCTAGTGATAGCACCTTTGAAATACAATTCCCCGTAGCGGATGCCACATCTGCTATAATTCGCATAGCATGATAGGAGTTATCTAAATGGCGAGCTTTAACAAAGTAAACGATTTTGTGGTAAACGCAGTCCACAACATGGATCTTGCAAGCGATCAGCTTGCGGTGGCCTTAACAAACACTGCACCGGGAAGTGAATCAAGCAACCCAACCGCAGATGGTAACGGTATTGTTGGTAATCTTACACAGATTAGCTACACCAATTGCTCTTCTCGCAACCTCACTACAAGCTCATCATCACAGTCTGGTGGTGTATATAAGCTGGTTGTTGCGGATCTTACGCTCACGGCTTCTGGCACGGTTGGTCCTTTCCGTTACATCTATATCTTTGATGATACGGTTACATCTCCAGCAGATCCAATCATTGGGTACTACGACTATGGCACCTCATTGACGCTGAATAACGGTGATACGTTCACCTTAGACTTCAGCCCAAGCAACGGTGTTATCCAACTAACATAAGGCAGTATCATGGCGAAGCTCTTTAACAGGGCCAAGATGACAACCAGTACCACGGGTACTGGGACCATTACTCTTGGCAGTGCATCTACGGGGTTTCAGAGTTTCGCAGATGCTGGGGTTAGTAACGGTGACGTAGTACAGTACGTCATCGAAGAGGCAGCTAATTTTGAAATAGGGACTGGTACATATACCGCCTCTGGCACAACTCTTACAAGGAACGTGCAAGAGAGTTCAAACTCAGATAATGCCATCAGTCTCGCGGGGAATGCTGTTGTCTTTATTAGTGCGGTAGCCAGCGACCTTAACATCTTGCAGAACGCAGGGTCTACCAAGGTTGCTGCAACGTCTTCTGGTGCTACGGTTACGGGTAACTTGGCTGTAACGGGCACCGTTGATGGACGCGATATCGCAACTGACGGTACAAAGTTAGATACCATAGAAACCAATGCTGACGTAACAGATAGCTCAAATGTGGGTTCTTCTCTTACTTCATTTCCCACTAACACAGATGCAGCAAGCTCTGATCTTATTCCTATTTATGATGTCACGGCCTCTCGCTGGGAGAAACAGACTATTGCGAATGCCGCATTACAGGGGCCGACAGGCCCTACTGGCCCCACAGGTGCAACAGGCCCTAACGGCCCTAATGGTCCTCAAGGTCAAAAGGGCCAAAAAGGTGAGCCGGGTATTCAAGGTAACATAGGTAATACTGGTCCCACAGGTCCGACAGGGCCAGTAGGCCCTAACGGCCCAACTGGTCAAAAAGGTCAGAAGGGTGAGCCGGGTATTCAAGGTAATACTGGCCCCACAGGTCCGACAGGACCACAAGGCCAAAAGGGCCAAAAAGGTCAACCGGGTAATACTGGCCCCACTGGCCCCACTGGCCCCACTGGCCCCGTTGGCCCCGGTGGCCCCACTGGCCCTGTTGGCCCTCAAGGTCAGAAAGGCCAAAAAGGTCAAAAAGGTCAAGCAGGAACTAATGGCACCAATGGAGGTACGGGTCCAACGGGGCCGACAGGGCCGACAGGCCCTCAAGGTCAGAAAGGCCAAAAAGGCGAACCGGGCAACAATGGCGGCACAGGCCCAACAGGCCCAACAGGCCAAAAGGGTCAGAAGGGACAAAAGGGTCAGAAGGGACAAACAGGTAATACTGGTCCGACAGGTCCGACAGGGCCAACGGGAAGTACAGGTTCTACGGGGCCGACAGGGCCGACAGGGCCTGCGGGTCCAACAAACGTAACAAATAACCAAGTTAAAACTTACGGGTTTATGTATTATTCAGCAACAGGGAACTATAATCCGGGCACTACCGTGGCGGGGAGCGCTTTAAAATTTGCTAATTCTGTTGGATCTTCTGGTTACAATGGTTCTAGTAGCGTAGCTGGGTCTGGGTCTTGGCGTCTTATGGGAGCGAGCGCAAAATATAATGGCGGTTCAAATACATCATCAGATGCTTACAGACATTCTGTTTGGGTGAGGTACGCATAATGAGTTTATCAATTACTGAATGTAGGAACGCGGTATCTTTAAATGAAGCAAATAATTATATGGATGTTGAGATACTGCATCCAGAGGCTGGTTGGATACCGTATACTTTAAATCCTGATGATGAAGATATGACCATCGACAACAATGCTCTTTTAGCTTTGATTGGTAATAATTTTACTCCCTTCGTTCCTCCGACCCAAGAAGAAATTGATGCGGAGAAAGCCAAGCAGGTAAGGGGCGAAAGGAACTTCCTTCTTTCTGAGCATGTAGATCCAATAGTTTCGAATCCATTAAGGTGGGCAGATATGTCAGAAACTGACCAAAATGCTTGGACACAGTATAGGCAGGATTTATTGAATATAAGCAGTCAAAGTGGGTTTCCACACAATGTTGTATGGCCCACTATGCCTACATAAGTTTATTTCGCAGGGGGGATAATGCGACAGAATTGGCAAATGTGGTCTGGCGGTATGTCGGATCAGGAAATATCAACCATATTTTTAGAAGCCTTAAAGCTTGATACACATACAGCGTCTACGTTTAATAATGCAGACACTCGCGTTCGTTCCAGCGAGGTTTCTTGGTTAAGCGGAAATAATGCAGTTCAAGATATTCTTTGGAAGTATGTGACCGCCGCAAATGAAAATGCGTTCAAGGTTCAAGTAGAAAATGTGTGTGACATTCAATATACAGAATATCATGCTAGCAAGGGTGGGCACTACGACTGGCATATAGATGTCAATTGGGACGGTAACGGGGTAAGGGATAGGAAATTAAGCGTTACGGTTCAGCTTTCACATCCAAACGAATATGAGGGCGGCGGCTTTGAGTTTGCGGAATGCCAAAACCCAGATGCGTCATCCCGCATCAAGGGCACTGTATTAGTTTTCCCAAGTTATTTGCAGCATAGAGTTTTGCCCATCACAAGTGGCACAAGGAAAAGCCTTGTTGCTTGGTTTGAGGGGCCAAGGTGGCAATAGTATATCAGATTTCTTTGCATGGGTCTGCGTATGATGCACGGGGAAAAGACTGGAATACTGTAGAGGAAGAAACAGGCTGTATTAGGGATACACAGTGGCGTGATCCCATACTTGACAGGCCTCTGCTAGTCACGGAGTTTGGATGTGCAGTAAGCCATCTTAGGACTTGGGAAAAGATAGCCGCTTCTAACCGCAACGGCATAATCCTTGAAGAAGATGCAGTTTACGATAGCATTGACCCAAATGCGGTAGACACTTTATTGAAAGAGCATGAGAGCGTTTGGTTGGGATACCGCCTTAATACTCTTGGTTATTGGTATAATTGTCATGCTTACGCTATTAGACCAGAAACCGCCAAGAGATTGATAGAAGGCTACAAGGATGCTATCATCCCGGTAGATGAGTGGGTGCCTGTCAAGTTAAAAGTTCAATCGAACTTTTTCTTTACACCAGAGATTGTAACGCAGATACCTAGAGAAGTTAGGCCAAGTACGATTGAGGGGGAATCAATGCAGGTACATGTATTAACAGTTGGAACAGATCAAAGTAAAATGTGGGCTTTGGAGCAATCGGCAAAAGCGCACGGGATAACGTACTTAAATCTAGGTCGCCAAGTAACTTGGATGGGCGGTACAATGAAAGCTCAAGGTGGTGGGCAAAAGATTAATCTTGTACGCAACCACATTGATTCACTGCATGACGATGATGTTGTTTTATTTGTGGATGGGTATGATGTTATCATAAACGATTCCCTGTCTACTATCCTAGAGAGATATGAGGACATGGGTGCGGATATTATATTTGCAGCGGAAAGGCAGTGTTGGCCTGATGCAACAATGTCGCCGCAGTTTCCCGTGGCTTTAACGCCTTATAAATATCTTAACAGCGGTGTGTACATGGGTAGGGTGGGTGCGCTTAAAGAATTTTTGAACGAAGCAGTGCCAAATGATTCTGACGATCAACTATGGATGCAGAAAAGATTTTTGTCATCTGACTGGCAATCTACGGGCTCTGCCAATTTGGACTATGAAGGTTACATATTTCAATGCGATGACGATGTTGAGATTATCAACGGTCAAATATCCAACGGTATGTGCTGCCCATGTATTTATCATGGTAATGGTGGCGATGACGCAAAGGACCGCTTTGAAAATCTTGCAGATACATTTGGATATATTAAAACGGTCGAAGTATCCTCACCCGCATATCATAAGGGCCTTGAGTACGAAGAGGTCGCACCAGAGATACTGGTTACTGACTTTATGACAGAGAGTCAGTGTCAGCGATATATTGAAGTTTCAGAGCGCCTTGGAAGATGGGGAGAGCTTGATGGTGACAAGTTTCCAGCGCAAGAGATTAGGCTAAAAGAAATCGGTCTTTGGAAAGAAATATCAGAACAATGGGCAGATAAGCTTAGTAAGATATGTGAAAAGCATTGGCATCCAGAAGCTTATCTTGGTTTGCGTGATGCGTTTACCATGCGTTATTCTATGGACACACAGACTGAATTAGGCCTTCACACGGATGCATCTTTATTCACAGGCAGCGTTAAGCTCAACAACGACTATGCTGGTGCGGAGCTTGTTTTTCCTAGACAAGAGTTTACAAACAAGGATGTAAAAGTTGGGCAGTGCATTTTGTTTCCGTCTATGGTAACACATGGACATAAGGTTCTGCCTTTGCGTGGGGGAAAGAAGTATAGCTTGACCATGTGGACCTGTCGATATGA